AAAAATAATCCCAAAGAACTTTTAAAAAATGAAAAATTAAAATCTTTAATTGATGTAAGTTTAACTAAAGAAGGTGATTTAGATTTTACTCCAAGATATAAAACTTCAGGTGAATATATAAATCTTGCAAAAGAAGGAAAACTTTTTGATGTATTTCATACATCCGCAGTAAAAGGAGAAAAAAGAAATATTGAATACCCAGTTAATAGAAATATAGGTCCTTCAAAATTTAATCAAGGTTTTATAAAACAAATAGAAACTTTTTTTGAAAGAACTAAAGATGATTCAAAATACGATTTAAAAAAACAAACAATAAATGATTATTTAGATTCTGTAGGATACAGAGTACAAATTCCAGATGGTACTTATATTGGAGCAAAAACATTACCGGCAATTGATAGTAAAACAGGAAGATTACCTAATATAGAAAAAACATTGGAGAATTTAAATTTACCAAAATTAGCTGACACTTCTCAATATATTCCACCTAAAAAAATATCTCAATTTATAGGTTCAATAGGATGTCCTACCTATGCAATTGGAGGACGAGTTAATTTTTCTGAAGGAACTGATTGTTATAATAAAGGTCTTAAAAAATTAGAAGAAGGTAATTTATCAAAAGCAGAATTAAATGTTGCAAGAAGGGCCATTACAACAGCGGGAGAAGAAGGATCTTTTTTAAAAAATATTTTAGATAAAGCAGGAAGTGGTATTAAATTTACAGGAGTAACCTTTGATGATTTAATGGCATTTGGTAGAACTCCTGGTGGTAGACTTTTAGGATATGGTGTTGGGGTTGGTCTACCTGCATATTTTGCGGGTGAAGAATTGTTGAAAGGAAATATAAAACAAGCAGGAAGAGAATTAGGATATATTCCAACATTAGGATTTGGATTGCCCGAATCTTTGGTTGGAAGTGTTAAAACTGATTTAATTGGTCATGCAAAAGAAAAAGGTTTTAATGTAGGGTCTATTGAAAAAATTTTAAATAAAAATGAAATTAGTAAAAAAATAAATGCCGCCGAAGAACTTTTGGGTTATGGAAAAGAAGCTAATTTAAAAAATCCAGAAAAATTTAATAAACCTATACAAGATAAAATAAAATCACTTTATGAAGAATATGATAGTATAAAATTAAATAATGCAGATCAAGAAAATCTTAATAAAACACTTGAATCTTTTTATACACAAAATAGAGAAAGAGTTCCTGAATTATTTCAAGCTAGAACTAAAATTTTAGAAAATGTTCAAAAAGATATAGGTTCATTTAAACGTTCTGAATTAGATCCTGCTTTTGCTCAAGAGGAAAAAATAAATATTCCATTAGAAAAAATAGAAGAACCTGTTGAAACAGTTCCAGAAGAATTACCAAGTGAATATAAAGTTTCAGCCGCAGAAGGTGGTTATATAGATTACATTAGAGAATATAATAGATACGCAAGCGGAGGAAGAATTCATTTAGGTGAAGGAGGAGGTGGTCCTAAATTGTCTAGAAGGGGCTTCTTAGGATTTTTAGCTGGAGCTGCTGCATCTCCATTTGTTATTAAAGCAATGAAAGGTAAAAAACTTTTATCGGGTGCAAAAGTTGCAACTAAAGTTTTACCTAAGGTTTCAGGTATGCCAGATTGGTTTAATCCACTTGTTACTAGAATAATGAATGAAGGAGTTGATATATCTCCTAAAGCTGAAAGAGTTGAAGACATAGTAAAAGTTAAAAAGTTAGAATTTCCTATGCCAGAAGAGGGTACTACAAAATTTAGAAAATCAGGAAGTGGATTTGAAAAAAAAAATATAGAAACAATTACAATGACAGAGTATCCAGACGGAAGAATTGAAATAGAAGCAGATGTTTTTGGAGGTTCTTTTGATGCACCTTTTAGTTTAAATTATAGACCACCTAAAACAGATATTAATGTAGAAACAGGAGAACCAGTAAAATATCCAGGTGATTTTTCTGTAGTAGAACAAAGACCAAAACCAGATTACGGTGATCCAGGTAATTTTGAAATTGATTATGAAGTTATGTCAGTTGATGATACAATAAGTGATCTTGAAAAACTTGAAAAAATTGGAACAGGAAAAAGAATACATCCAAAAAGAGTTGAACAAAGAACTGGAGCAAGAAAATTTGTAGAAGATAATCCTTCAGAGGATATTGTAAATAGATATGGTGATTCAGAAATTGAATATGACCGAATGAAAGATGAAGGGTTATTTAATGAAACAGAGTAAAAAACTAACCACAACAATACCACCCTTACGAGGCCCTAATCCACAAGGCTTGAATATTAGTTATAATACTGTTAGAACAGTGAAATCGGAGAAAACAACAAATGGCAGAAATAGAAAAACCTATTCCAACAATAAGTAAGCCTTTAACTCCAGAACAAGAAACAGAACTTGTTTTGAGTGAGACTGAAACTATGCCTACTTCACCAACAGAAGTTACTGAAAATGAAGATGGTAGTGTTGATATAAATTTTGATCCAAAAAAAGATTTAACAGATCAAACAGAATTTAGTGCAAACCTTGCTGAAGTAATAGATGAGCAAGTTCTTGGAAGATTAGGTTCAGAACTTTATCAAGATACTGAATCATACAAAGATTCAAGAGCAGATTGGGAAAAAGCTTATACTCAAGGATTAGATTTATTAGGATTTAAATACGAATCAAGAACAGAACCATTTCAAGGTGCATCAAGTGCAACGCATCCAGTATTAGCAGAAGCAGTTACACAATTTCAAGCACAAGCTTATAAAGAATTATTACCACCTGAAGGACCAGTTAGAACACAAGTTGTAGGTGCTATAACTCCAGAGATTCAAGATCAAGCAGATAGAGTTTCTGAATTTATGAATTATCAAATTATGGATATCATGAAAGAATATGAGCCAGAGTTTGATCAGATGTTATTTTATTTACCATTATCAGGATCTACATTTAAAAAAGTTTATTACGATGAAATTCTTGGAAGAGCTGTATCTAAATTTATTCAAGCTCAAGACATTGTTGTTCCATACACAGCAAGTTCACTTGAAGATGCAGAAGCAATTATTCATATAATTAAAATTTCAGAAAACGAATTAAGAAAACAACAAGTAGCAGGTTTTTATAGAGACATAGAATTAAAAGCATCAGATGAATTAACACAAGACGATGATGTGAGATCTAAAGAGAGACAATTAGAAGGTGTGACTATGAGTGGCCAGACTGAAGATGTTTTCACATTATTAGAATGTCATGTTAATTTAGATTTAGAAGGTTTTGAAGACAAAGATGCTTCTGGTGAGCCCACAGGAATTAAACTTCCATATATTGTAACTATTGAAGAAGGATCTAGAGAAGTTTTATCTATTAGAAGAAATTATTCTGAAACTGATCCTAAAAAACAAAAAGTACAATACTTTGTACACTTTAAATTTTTACCAGGATTTGGTTTCTATGGTAATGGATTAATTCAAATGATTGGTGGATTGTCAAGAACTGCAACTCAAGCATTAAGACAGCTATTAGATGCAGGAACACTATCTAATTTACCAGCAGGATTTAAACAAAGAGGAATTAGAATTAGAGATGATGCTCAATCTATTCAACCAGGTGAATGGAGAGACGTAGATGCACCAGGAGGAAATCTAAAAGATGCATTTATGACTTTACCATACAAAGAACCTTCGCAAACTTTATTAGCTCTTATGGGGGTCGTGGTTCAAGCAGGTCAGCGCTTTGCTTCGATAGCGGACATGCAAGTAGGGGATGGGAATCAGCAAGCAGCAGTGGGCACGACCGTGGCTTTGCTGGAAAGAGGCAGCAGAACAATGTCTGCTATTCACAAAAGAATATACGCCTCAATGAAAGAAGAATTTAGATTATTATCAAACGTATTTAAATTATATTTACCACCAGAATATCCATATAATGTTGTAGGTGGACAAAAAAATATTAAACAGGCGGACTTTGATGATAAAGTAGATATTATTCCAATTGCAGATCCAAATATATTTTCACAAACACAAAGAATATCTATTGCACAAACAGAATTACAATTAGCAATGTCTAATCCTGGAATTCATAACATGTATGAAATTTACAGAAACATGTATTCAGCATTAGGTGTAAGAGACATAGACAGTATTTTAAATAAACCAGATCAACCCACACCAAAGGACCCTGCGCTAGAACATGTAGATGCTCTCGCAGGGAAACCGTTCCAAGCTTTCCCAGGACAAG